GTTATTGAAAATCAATTATCTATTGTAAATTTAAATCATTTTGGTTTTGATGGGGTTAGACTTACCGAACCCGCACAGTTTACAGAATACCCTAAAGGTGGATTTTATGATTGGCATATGGACTTAAATCCTTTTGGTGCTAGTGGTGAACACCCTATAAGAAAAATATCTATGACTTGTTTGTTATCTGATCCATCAGAATTTAAAGGTGGAGATTTAGCTTTTGATGATAATAAAAGTAAAATTACACTACAACAAGGACAAGCTGTATTCTTTGCGTCGTTTATGAAACATAGAGTAGAACCTGTTAAGAAAGGTGTAAGACGATCTCTTGTAATGTGGTTTGGTGGCCCGCCTTTTAAATGAAACGAGAAATATTATTTCCAACTCCAATGTATTGGAGAGATGTTCCTAATGCTAAGGAATTAAATCAGTATTTATTCAAACATATAAAAGCTTGGTATAAGAAAGACATAAAAGCCGGAAGAAAAACAGGAGAGTTTAAAACGAACTCAGGTTTTGGTTGGCATAGTTCAACTGATATGAATGATAAAAAAGAATACCAACCTTTAATTAAAGAATTATTTATGATGGGTGAGTATTGTAATAAAGATTATGGAGTTAAACCTAAGCTAGGATTAGGTAATATGTGGGCTAATATTAATCCAAGCTATAGTTATAATAAAACCCATACTCATCCTAATTCACTATGGTCGGGTGTTTACTATGTTAAAGTACCTAAAAACTCTGGTAAGTTATTTTTAGAAGATCCAAGACCAGGACCTAATACTCATATGCCAAGACGAGTAGATGGATTGCCCAAAGAATTATGGAGAGTTATAGCTTATGAAGCTAAAGAAGGAAGAATGATATTTTTTCCTTCTTGGCAGCCCCATGGTGTTGATATTAATATGAACACAGATAAGGGTGAAAAGAATTGGAGAGTATCGGTTTCTTTTAATTTTATACAAATACCAGAATGAGTTTTAAAAAACATAAATATCAAGTTATTCGTAATGCTGTATCTAAAGAAGTATGTGATATAGCTTATCAATATTTACAAATATCAGCAGAAGCTGATTATTGGTTATTAAAAACAGGTAATACTCATGAAAGGAATCCTTTAGTAGGTAGTTTTAACGACCCACAGGTTCCTAATTCTTATGCAAAGTATGCAGATCGTTTAATGGAAACACTGCTTATTAAAACAATTCCTGTTATGCAAAATAAAACAGGATTAAAATTAATTCCTACTTATGCTTATTGTAGATTATACAGAAAAGGTAATATTCTTAAAAGACACAAAGATAGACCTAGTTGTGAAATATCAACTACCCTTTGTTTAGGTGGAGATCCTTGGCCTATATTTATAGACCCTACGGGGTCTAACAACGTCATAGACGAGTATAAAGGTATACATAAACCCAATGCTCCAAAAGGCATTAAATATCTATTAAAACCAGGGGATATGATTATATACTCTGGTTGTGAATTAGAACACTGGAGAGAGCCCTTTGAAGGTAAGCTTTGTGGCCAGGTATTTTTACACTATAATCATCAAAATGGACCCTTTGCAAAGACCAATTTATTTGATAAAAGACCTCTATTGGGTATTCCCAAAACTCGTTGATTCTCAACGCATTCTAATATAATCTATTAAAGAAATTGTTATGCTACAAAAGATAAAAATTGCACCAGGATTTAATAAACAAGTAACCGCTACAGGTGGAGAAGGCCAATGGGTAAGCGGTGATTATGTACGTTTTAGATATAACTCACCAGAGAAAATAGGAGGTTGGGCTCAATTAGGAGATAATACTCTTACAGGTAGAAATACAGCTTTACATCATTTTGTTAATGCTAGTGGTATCAAGTATGCTGCTTTAGGAACAAATAGAATGTTGTATGTCTATTCTGGTGGAGCTTTTTATGATATAACTCCTATTAAAAGTACAACAACTTTAACTAGTGCATTTACAACAACACAAAGTTCAACAACTGTCACGATCACGTTTGCGAGTGCTCACAACATTTCTAAGTATGATATTATTTACTGTGACAATTTTAGCTCTGCTACCAATTCTAATTACGATTCTGATGATTTTGATGATAAAACTTTTATGGTCGCTTCCGTCCCGACCAGTACAACCATTACAGTCACGATGGGATCAGCAGAATCAGGATCAGGAGCTTCCACATCCGGAGGCGTAAGAGTTAAACATTATTATTCTATTGGTCCAGCCGTTGAAGAATCAGCCGCTGGTTGGGGTTTAGGTTTATGGGGTGGTACTGTTGCAGGAGAAATTACAGCAACATTAGATGGTGCATTAACTTCAGGTTCATCAAGTATTGCCTTATCAGACTCAGGAGGTCTACCAGCAACAGGATCTATTTTAGTAGATAGTGAACGTATTGCTTATACAACAAACACAACAGGAACAGATACTTTATCCGGTTTAACTAGAGGATCAGACAACACCACAGCAGCTTCTCACTCAGATGGAGCTACTATTTATGACGCATCAGAATATACGAAATGGGGTGCTTCTCAAACAGGTGACATTGTTACAGCTCCAGGCCTCTGGCACTTAGATAACTTTGGAAATAAATTAATTGCAACTATTGTAGATGGATCAACCTTTGAATGGAATTCAGATGCAGCAGGTGCAACTTCAACAAGAGCAACGATTATATCTGGCGCTCCAACAGCAACAAGGCAAACTTTAGTTTCTACACCCGATAGACACTTAGTTTGTTTTGGTACAGAGACAACGGTTGGTACAACATCAACACAAGATGATATGTATATCAGATGGTCAGATCAAGAATCCTTGACAACTTGGACTCCCACAGCAACTAACACCGCAGGTACACAGCGACTTGCAGATGGTACTAGAATTGTAGGAGCTATTAGAGGTAGGGATGCAACTTATATTTGGACAGATACTTCTCTATTTATTATGAGATTTGTAGGAGCTCCTTTTGTATTTTCATTTCAACAAGTTGGAACCAACTGCGGATTAATTGGTAAAAATGCAGCAGTTGAAGTAGACGGAGCTGCATACTGGATGTCTGAAAATGGTTTCTTTAGGTATCAAGGTAAACTAGAATCTTTGTCATGTTGGGTTGAAGACTATGTTTATGACGATCTTAATACGGTTCCTAAAAATCATATCTATGCAGGATTAAATAACCTTTTTGGAGAAGTCACATGGTTCTATCCTGGTAGTGGTGCTGCATCTAACAATAGATCAGTAACCTATAACTATATGGACTCATCTAATGAAAGACCTATTTGGACAACAAGTTCTTTAGCAAGATCCACGTGGTCTGACTCTCATATTTTCGGCAAGCCGCACGGAACTGAATATGATTCATCAGCAACTAGTGATGCAACAGTTGGTAACACAGATGGTGTAACAACTTATTTTGAACATGAAACAGGTACCAATCAAATTAAAGGTGGTAGTGCTAGTGCAATAGCTGCAAGTATTCAATCTGGAGATTTTGATTTAGATCAAAGAGGTTTAGCTGGAGATGGTGAATACATGATGAAAATTAGAAGAGTGATACCTGACTTTTTAACACAAACAGGTGATGCAAGAATAACTTTAAATTTAAAAAATTATCCAACAGACGCAGAAGCAAGTTCTTCTTTAGGTCCTTTTACAACTACAACATCTACAACAAAAATAGATACAAGAGCACGAGCACGTGCTATAGCTTTAAAAATAGATAATACAAGTACTGGACAACACTGGAAACTAGGTACCTTTAGATTAGATATACAACCGGATGGAAGAAGATGATCGATAAAAGTTTAAGAATGAAAGTACCAAAACAAGGCGGTGTTAAAAACTATCTTGGAAAACAGAAGATGGTTGTGGCTCCTAAAAAATGGAAATCAGCTCCTAATCATCCTGACACAGAATTAGCTTATATTACTAAAGCTGAAAAAGATGCTTTAATTAAAATGAATCTTCATGGTTCTATGAATGGTAAAGCTCATAAAGGACCCTCAGGTATTATTAGTTTAAATGGTTGGGGAGATGCAGACCATGGTTTTAGTGATTCATCAAGTGGTGGCCACGGCGGTAGTGATGGTAATGATTACCAGCACGAAATGTCTTATTCACCTCCTCCTGCACCAGCACCAGCACCTGCACCTGTAGATGAACCAAGTTGGACAGGTGAAGAAGATAGTTCTTATACTGGTGTAACACCTGTAACATATGATGATTCAGAAGATGATGATAAAGCAGCGTCTTATGTTAATTGGGA